ATTGTTGCCTTATTATCAGCGCGAATCTCTTTATAGTTTTTGATGATTTCAGTGGAAAGCTCCTTGTCCTTAAGTAAGTTATCAAGGAAGCCTTTGTTGACCACCGTAGTGGTTTCGTTTGAATCAGACATATCATTTCCTTTCATATCTGAGTTGGCACAGGATTGAGCCAGGAGAGCCGCCCCCCACTGAAGGGAGAGGGAGGAGGAGGGCGACTCACCAAGCCCAACCCGCAAGCGCGGGAAGGGACAAGGGACTAGAAGGGGAGGGCCTCAACCGCAACGGCAGGGGCAGACACGGACTCGGAGAGACCGCAGAAGAACCCAGCACACACCCGACCAGACCGACCAGGACAGCCAAGGAGAGAAACGGGAGAACCCGAAGCCACCGCAGCACGAACCGCAGAAGCCAGAGCAGGACGAGCCGACTCGGGGAGACCCGCAAAGCGGCACACGAAAGAAGAACCGCACTCGGAACGCACCACAAGGGAACCCCGAGCGTCACGCGGACCCGACCACGAGGCCGAGACCAAGACAACACCAGAGGCCACGGGGAGGAAAGAAGAAGCCAACCCCGACACACCGCCGAAAGAGAAAGAAGAAGGAACAAAAGAAAAAGAAGCCACAACAGCACCTCAAAAGGCCAAAGAAAAACCCACGCGCACGGGCCGAGCGAACGCGAAGGGGGGAGCAAACCACAGCGGGAGTACCCCAACACCAATCTATACCTTTTTGTTCTGTCTATAAGTCCCTATAAGAAATTCTTTTATTATATAGAGGATAGTCATGCCAATACTCCCCATAAGTATCTCATACGTAGAAATATTTATACTTCTTGGCGTATGGTTAAATGCTCTTATAAATCTTTACAAGTTTTTTAAAGAGGAATGTAATGACAAAAAAGAAAAGTAAATCTAAAGTAAATGAGTCGGGTAATTACACTAAACCCGCTATGAGAAAACGTTTATTCAATAAAATTAAAGCACAAGGAAAAGGTGGTCGCCCAGGACAGTGGTCAGCTCGAAAAGCTCAAATGCTTGCGAAAGCCTACAAAGCAGCTGGAGGGGGCTACAAAAGTTAAAGAGGATTAAAGATGTTGTTAAAAGCTCTTAAATTAAAATTGGAAGGTGAAATTGCAGTAGCTGAAGCTAATGTAAATGTTTATTTAAATCAATCGGTTGGCATTGGTGAACACCCTGATGTAGTAGAAGCTATCGAAAGCCAAATAGAAAAAATTGCAGAAGCCGAGGATAAAATACAAGTACTTAATAATTATTTTGGGGAAAGTTAATATGGCTAAGACTAAACAACAAAAATCTTTAACTAGGTGGTCTAAACAAAACTGGAGGACTTCTTCAGGGAAAAATTCAGTTCAAGGTAAAAAAGCTACTGGTGGTCGTTATCTTCCAGATGCTGAATGGAAAAAACTTAGTGCTGCTGAAAAAAGAGCTACTAACGCTAAGAAGCGAAAAGATACGAAGAAGGGTAAACAATTTTCTAAGCAACCCAAAAAAGTAGCTAAAAAGACGTCAGCTAAACGAAGGAAAACGTAATGAAGAACAAGAGGACACTTGAGCTTCTCAAAGAGAAAGCCAAACGGGAGGCAGTTAAAGTTTATGAAGACAACTTTGAAAAATTCTGTGCGGATAATATCAAGATCCTCACTAAAGATTCTTCTCAAGGATTTGTACCATTTATCTTTAACGAACCCCAAAGGTTAATTACAGAAGCCATAAACGAACAAATAGAGGAGACAGGTCGCGTACGCGCCATAATCCTCAAAGCGCGGCAACAAGGTATTTCTACTTACTGTGCTGCGCGGGTTTTTTGGAAAACATACTTTACGCCATTTTCAAAGTCGGTTGTAATGGCCCATGACTCCGCAACTTCGGATGCCCTATTTAGTATGTCGAGAAATATTATTGACAACATGCCCGATGGGTTTAGACCGACACTTCAAAAGTCTAATGCCAAGGAGATTTTATTTGATGAGAATAAGAGTGGGTATCGTCTTTACACTGCTGGCTCTCCTGAAGCTGGACGTGGCACTACCCCCACCATCGCTCACCTTTCAGAGGTTGGCTTTTGGACACACGATGAGAAGATCCTTGCCGGACTTTTTCAGGGAATATCCCAAGCTAAAGGGACAGAAGTAATTCTTGAGTCTACAGCTAACGGTGCGTCAGGGGAATTTTGGAGACTTTTTCAAGGCGCGCTGCGCGGCGAGAATGAATATAAAGCAATTTTTATCCCGTGGTTTGCAACGGAGGAGTACCGAAGAGAAGCTCCAGAAAACTTTGAACGGACTTTAGAAGAAGATGAGCTAGTTGAAAAATATAATTTAGATAATAATCAGTTATATTGGCGGCGGTTAAAAATTGCGGAAGGCGGCGAAAGTAAATTTCAACAAGAATATCCATCTAACGCTGAAGAAGCTTTTATTGTTTCGGGTAATACAGTTTTTGATCAAGAAAAACTTAATGACTTAATAGCAACCGAACCAGAAACACTTAGAGAATATAATGGTGTAACTGGTGAATTTGCTGAAATGAAAGAAGGTTCATTAGCAATTTGGGAATACCCTCAATTTGATGTGCCATTTGTAGTTGCAGCTGACGTTGCACAAGGTGTAGGTCAAGATTATTCGTGTGCAGTAGTTATGAATCCTAATAGAGAAATAGTAGCTATGTATCGGAACAATAGAATTGATCCAACAGAGTTTGGAGAAGTTTTATTTTATCTTGGTCGATATTATAATAACGCACTATTATGTGTCGAATCAAATAGTATCGGATTAGCTACGCTTTTAAGATTAGATCAAATGCGATACGTTAATTTATATTATCAAACTAAAGTTGCAGACTTATCTTCATCCGAAGGAGCTAGACCAGGTTTTAAAACTACTATGGCAACTAAACCACAAATTATTGGTCTTTTACAAAATGCATTAAATGAAGATGATATATACATACCTTCAAAAATTATTATACGAGAATTAAAAACTTATATTTCTAAAGACTCTGGAAAAATGGAAGCAATGTCAGGTTGTCATGATGACACAGTTATGGCTTGCGCTATGGGATTAGAAGTACTTAGAACACATAGAGATAAACTTACAAACGATAGAGTATCATGGCGTGACCGAGTAGGTTCAATACGTGAAGATGATACATCTTGGTTATAGGAGAAGATTATGAAAACCAAACACCCTGTTTCGGATAAATCATTGTCCAATCTAAAACCAATTACTTCGCCCGAAATGGCTGAAAAATATCGTAAGAAAGGTTATGAAACTCGTATGCGAAATAAAGCTGTTCGAGATGAAATTAAAGATAAGATGGAACAATTAGCAAAAGTAATTAAGGAAGATGAAAATTCTTTTTCAGCCCTTGATGTACTACGCTATAATATGTACGAAGCACTAGAGGATGGAGATAAGCAAGAAGCCACACGTATTGCTGCTATTATTGCAGAATACGAAGCTCCAAAACTTCAACGTCAAGAAGTTAATCAGACAATTAATGCTGGTGATTTAAGTGACGAAGAATTGGAAATGGAAATTGCTAAACTCACAGTAATCAAGTAGCTGTACACATATAGAGGACGATATGTACACAGTATACACAAAAGACACATGCGGCTATTGCGAGAAAGCCGAAAAGTTACTCCAAGATAATTATCTTGAGTATGAGCTTATCGATGTGAATTCAGACCCCGAAACTCTAAAAATGTTTAAGAGTCGGAAATGGTCTACGGTTCCCCAAATTATGAAGGGGAATTTACACATCGGTGGGTACGAACAACTCAAGCTACATCTTACTAACGGTTATTATCAATCAGTTTATTCGGAGTAATTAAAAATGGACACTTATCAAAAATTTATTCACCTTTCTCGTTATGCTCGTTGGGATGAGGAAACAGAAAAAAGAGAAACTTGGGAAGAAACGGTAACACGTTATCTTGATTATTGGGGTGATAAACTAAGTGAAGATGAATATGCAGAACTTTATAAAGCTATTCATGAACTTGAAGTTATGCCTTCTATGCGTTGTTTATGGAGTGCGGGTGTAGCTCTCGATAAAAATAATGTTGCTGGCTATAACTGTAGTTTTGTTGCCGTTGATTCCCCTCGTGCTTTTGATGAAGCTCTTTTTATTCTTGCATCTGGGACAGGTGTGGGTTTTTCTGTAGAACAAAAATTTACTAATAAACTTCCTATTGTTAACGATACATTTACAGAAACAGAGAGGATTATTAGTGTCGCAGATAGTAAAGAAGGATGGGCAAAAGCAATCCGAAAACAAATTGCCGACTTATATCTTGGTCAAGTACACCAGTGGGACTACTCAAAAGTACGCCCCGCAGGAGCTAGGCTTAAAACAATGGGAGGACGCGCATCGGGTCCTGAACCTCTTATGGACCTCATGGGTTTCATCGATCGAACTTTTAAAGGAGCATCAGGACGAAAGCTAAATCCTATCGAATGTCACGATATTATGTGTAAGATTGGTGAGATTATTGTTGTTGGCGGTGTACGCCGTTCCGCGATGATTTCGCTTTCCGATCTCGGAGATCCACAAGTTCGTGATGCTAAATCAGGAAATTGGTGGGAACATTATGGGCATCGCGCATTAGCTAATAATAGTGCGTGTTACGAAGTTAAACCAGATATGGAGACATTTTTAGATGAATGGACAGCACTTGTTAAAAGTAAATCTGGTGAGCGGGGTATATTCAGCCGTATCGCCGCCCAAGCGAAAGCCGCAGAAAACGGTCGTCGAGACGCAGAGTGGGAATTCGGAACAAACCCCTGCTCAGAAATTATCCTCCGACCAAATCAGTTTTGCAACCTCTCAGAGGTCGTAGCTCGTGAAAAAGATACAAAAGCTTCTCTTAAGCGTAAAGTACGGTTGGCAACAATTCTTGGGACATTACAAGCAACCCTTACAGACCTTCCCTACTTGCGAGCAGTGTGGAAACGTAATACTACCGAAGAATCTTTGCTCGGAGTGTCTCTCACTGGAATCCAAGATTCAATAGTATTACAAAATCCTGATCCAAAATTCTTAAAGGAATTAAAAGATGTTGCAATCGAAACAAACGCTGAATGGGCTAAAAAGTTGGGAATACCTCAAAGTGCAGCTATTACTTGCGTTAAGCCATCGGGTACTGTTTCGCAGCTTGTCAATTCTGCATCAGGTATACACGGGCGTTTTGCTCCGTACTATATTCGTACTGTACGACAAGATAACAAAGACCCTATTACAAATTTTTTAAAAGATGTAGGAGTACCTAACGAACCTTGTGCAATGAAACCAAATAGCACAACTATCTTTAGTTTTCCAATTAAATCTCCAGAAAATGCAGTATTAGCTAATGAACAAGGAGCTATTGAACAACTTGAAAATTGGAAAAACTACGCAGTAAACTGGTGTGAACATAAACCATCTGTTACTATTTATGTTAAAGATAATGAGTGGATGGAAGTTGGCAGTTGGGTTTACAATCATTTCGACCTTTGCAGTGGCATATCATTTTTGCCATATAGTGATCATACATACGCTCAAGCACCATATCAAGATTGTTCAGAAGAAGATTATGAAAAAGCATTTTCAGATTTTCCATCACAAATTAATTTTGCTAATCTTGTAGCATATGAGAAAGAAGATAATACTGAAGGCGCACAAACTTTAGCTTGTACAGCAGGAGCGTGTGAGGTATAATTACGGAGATATGTAATGGAACCGATTACTACGGCATTAACTGGCCTTGCATTAGCTAGGTCGGGAATTTCTTTCCTTAAAGAAAATATTGGGGCAGTTCAAGATGCCGCGCAAATCGGTCAACAACTAGCAAGTGTTTTTCAAGGATTTGACGAATTTAATAGTCAACGCTATGCACCAAAGCTAGGATTTAAAGATGTAGCTGATGAAATGATTCAATACAAAATCATGCAGGAAGAATTATATGATTTAAAACTTCAAATTAATCATAGATTTGGTCATGGTTTTTACGAAAGCATTGTAGCTGAACGTAAAAAACGCATTGAAGAAAAGAAAGAAAACGAAAGAAAACTTCGAATTAGAAAAAGAAAGCAACAAGAAGATTTAATGGCTGTAGGATTGTCGATTCTTGTTGGTGTTTCTTTAGTCGGTATTGGGTTAATAATAATACTATTCTAGAGGTAATGTAATGAATGAAATTGAAATTAAATCAGGAGATACATTATCTAAATTAGCGGAAAAATATGGAACATCTGTAAGTGAATTAGCTAGAATCAATAATATTGATGATGTTAATAAAATTTACGCTGGTGATAAGTTAAAATTAACAGCAAGAAGAAGAAGAGAAGTTCCTAAGATGAACGAAGAACTTATTCCTCCTGCTATTCCTGTAGCCCCAATAGAAAAAGTTGAAGTTCAAAGTTTACCTACATTAAATGAGGTTCCTATACCTGAACCTCGACCTTCTCCTCCTAAAAAAGAAGAGGAAGAAAAATCTTTTTTCGATACACTTTTTGATGAACCTCATAAGAATATGTATGTCCAAGGACTTCAAGCTTATAGGACTGCAGAAAAAGGTGGGAAACCTAGAACTTTTACTGAAAAAGATTCAGATATTTTTATTCCCGAAATATTAACTGCAATTGATACTGCTGCAGAACACTTTTATGGGGATAATGCAAAAGAAAACCAAAAGAAATTTCTTGAAAATGTAGAAAAAGATAGTGGCGAAGAAAAACGAAAAGAATTCGAAAAAATATTTGCAGCTAACGGTTTAGAATATCGTATGATAAATAGAGTTTTTAATACACGAAGTATTTTTGCAGATAATTATGATATTAAAAATCCGTCAGGTTATATTAAAACAATTTTAGGTCAATTTAAAGTTACAGAAGATGATAAGGGTAATTGGAGAGTACAAGATCGTTATGATTTCTCTCCTGTTGGTAATATTCTTACAGCTAGTTTAGGCTCACTTGGCACTCTTTCTTCATATCCTATGGCTAGATATCTTGGGGGCAAAATTGCGCCTGAAGGTAAAGGCGGTAAAAGCACTCCTTTTGCACCTTATATTGATTTAACAATTCCTAGAACAAAATTAACTTTAGCGGATAAAAAGAAAGATACAGCTAAAGCTTAGAGGATAAGACATTGGATTGGACAAATTACCCTAATTTTTCGGAAGAAGAATTTAAATGTAAACATTCTGGGGAATGTTTTATGGATGAAGAAACTTTAGAAAAAGCTCAGAAATTAAGAAACTTATATGGTAAACCTATGAGAATAACTTCTGGCTATCGTTCAAGTAATCATCCCGTAGAAATTAAAAGAAAAGAATCAGGTCGGATTGGACCCCATACTACTGGCAAAGCTTTTGATACAGCAGTTATGGGAAGTGAAGCGCATCAATTTTTAAAAGTAGCTCAAGAAGTTGGTTTTACAGGAATTGGTGTTCAACAAAAAGGTACTAAACGTTTTATTCATTTAGATACAATTAAAAAAGATGAATACGAAAATATACCTCGTCCTTGGATTTGGAGTTATTAATGGCATTAAATTTTATTACACCGCTAGCTAGTCTTGCAGGTCAATGGATGAATAATCGTGCAGAAAAGTCAAAAGCTAAACAAGCTTTAGCTGTTGCTAAAATTGAAGCACAAACTAAAAAAGTACAAACAGACGCTAATTGGGAAGAAAAAGCAATAGATGCGTCTGCTGATAGCATTAAAGATGAGCTTTGGACAATCTTATTTATTGGATTAATTGTTGCTTGTTTTGTACCACAAGCTCAACCTTATATTGCAGATGGGTTTAGATTCTTGCGAGAAGATTGCCCAGAATGGTTAAGCTATGGTATTCTTGCTAGTATCGGTGCATCATTTGGTTTAAAATCTATTGGAAAAATTCGTAAATAATAACAGGAAAAATATGAACTCTCTTGAACGTCTAGAAGAAATGAGCAGAACACTTCAAATTATGAAACGTTGTCTTCATCGAGATATGAAAAGAGAGGTGCTTGAAGAACTTGACATTCTTTCAGGTCAACTTGAAGCGGCTCTTTGCGATCAAGAAAATCTTATAATGGAGAAAAACTATGAGTATAACTTATAGAGGTGAAACGTTTAGTGGTTATAACAAACCTAAACGTACCCCAAAACATCCAAAGAAAAGTCACGCAGTACTTGCTAAAGTAGGTGATAAAATTCGTTTAATTCGTTTTGGCGCACAAGGAGTTCGTGGTGAAGGTAAAAATCCTAAAACTAAAAAAGGTAAAGCTAGAAAGAAAGCTTACTACGCTCGGCATAATGCACAAGATTCTAAGCCAAGTAAGTTGAGCGCACGTTATTGGTCTCATAAAACTAAATGGTAATGTGTTATGGCAGTAATTAAACCACCTATTACAGGTGATGAAATACAAGATTCTTGGGCTTTTAATACTACTTCTCGTTTAGAAGATATTGACGGTGTTTTATCTTCTTTTAATTTAGAAACATGGACTATCGAAGAAGACTCAGTTGGGAAAATTATTTTTAGTAAAAATGGTATAATTAAAATGCGTTTAGACGATTCAGGTAATCTTGAAATCGCTGGTACGCTAACTCAATCAGTAACATTCTAGGAGACGAATTATGGGCAAATCAAGAGACATGTCGAATATTTTTAATTCGACTCCTTCAAATGTAGATGCTACTAAACTAGATGGTCAAGATGGTTCTTACTATCTTGATTATGGTAACTTTACTAATACTCCACCATTAGGTACAGGTCCTACAGGCCCTCAAGGGCCTACAGGTCCCACAGGACCTACAGGGCCTACAGGTCCTACTGGCAATACTGGTCCAGCTGGCCCAACAGGTCCACAAGGTCCAACAGGACCCATAGGTAATACAGGATCTCCAGGAACTTCAGGCGCACCAGGTCAAGATGGAGCAAATGGTGCGACTGGTCCTACGGGTCCTACAGGCGCAATTGGTCAAACAGGCGCATCAGGTGGTGTAACGTTTGAGTATCTTTATTCAAATATAACCTCCGATGCAGATCCTGGGACTTCATATTTTCGTTTCGATACTACAAGTTTGTTTAGCGCAACAAAAGTTTATATTGCAGATACAGATTTAAATAGTGCAGATAATCAAGCATTTTTTAGGACGCTTGATGATAGTACTAGTACTATGAAAGGCCATATTCGTTTTGTAGAATCTGGAAATACAGCAGAATTTTTGGTTTTCGAATTAAATTCGATTACTGAAAATACAGGTTACTTTACGTTAAATGTTTCTTTTGTTAGCGGCACAGCTAATGCTTTTAATAACAATTACAAAACTCTTTTTACATTTGATAGGACGGGTGATAAAGGAGATACAGGTGCAACAGGACCCACAGGACCTGCAAGCACAGTAGCTGGTCCAACTGGACCTACGGGACCGCAAGGCCCAACAGGACCTACTGGACCTGCAGGGGCAGATAGTACTGTAGCTGGCCCAACAGGACCTACAGGCCCTTCTGGACCCGCAGGATCTCCAGGATCTGCAGGATCAACAGGACCTACTGGACCTACAGGCGCACAAGGGCCTACTGGACCTCAAGGTGCAACTGGATCGGGTATAACATTTAAAGGTAACGTAGCTACTACTAGTGATTTACCGTCGAGTCCTACACCAGCTAATGGTGATGCTTATATTGTTCAAGCAGACGATAGTCTTCATGTATATGATGGTTCGTCATTTGTTAGTGGTGGCTCAATTCAAGGACCAACGGGACCAACTGGTCCTACTGGACCTACAGGACCTAGTGGCCCTTCTGGTTCAGATGGTGCTGCTGGCTCAACAGGGCCTACGGGACCTTCTGGACCCGCAGGATCTACAGGACCCGCAGGACCGACAGGACCTAGTGGACCTACTGGACCTACGGGACCCACAGGACCCGCAGGGCCTGATGGTGCAGATAGCACAGTAGCAGGACCTACAGGACCTACTGGACCTACAGGGCCTACTGGACCTCCTGGGCCTGCAGCATCTGATGCAGGAACTTTAGATGGTTTAGATAGTACTCAATTTTTAAGAAGTGATGCAGTTGATGAAATTGCGGCAGATGGCGTTCCACTATCAATAAACAGCACAAACAGCAATTCCGCGAAATTAGGATTAGAAGATAATGGCACAGTGCGCGGTTACATTGGTGCAACATCAACTATTTGTTTTCAGGCTCTTCACGATGGCGCGGCCTCAAGATTTCAAATATCGCAAAATGGTGCTGAAGTAAAACAAGTTTCTACAGGAAGTTCAGCGTATTATAGATTTAACCAAAACGCTACAGACAGAAATTATGTCTATCAAAGTTCTGCTAATGAAATTGGTTTTCTATCAACAACTGGTGGTTGGATTTTAAAAGTTGATAACAGTGGCAATACTACAGCTACAGGAAATGTAACAGCTTATTCTGATATTCGATTAAAAAAAGATATTGAGCCAATTGAAAATGCACTTGAGCGCGTAAACAAATTACAAGGTGTTGAATACACTCGTAATAGTACTGGTGAACGCGAAATGGGTTTTGTAGCGCAAGACGTTATAGAACACGAATCAACACTTGTTGATATAATTGATGCATCTACAGACCAAACAGATGAAGCGTTTAGTGATCTTCATGTAATGAAATATCAAAATACAGTTGCTTTACTTGTTGAAGCTATTAAAGAATTACAAAATGAAGTAAAAGAATCAAAATCAGGATGTTGTTGTCATGACTCTACAAACTAGCGGTGCAATAAGTTTATCACAAGTTCAAAGCGAATATGGTGGATCAAATCCAATCTCGATGAGTGAATATTATCGTAATGGAAGTAATGTACCTAATTCGGTTACTGAAAATGTTGCGGCAGGATCTTACACATCATATTTGTATACTCGTGATCAAACAGACTGGCGACTTTCTGTAAATAATAGTCTTAGGTGGGGTGGTTCAACTATCTCTTCATTTTTTTTCACTTCAGATACTACTTTATCGTCAGGTGGTTTTGATTATCAAAGAGGAACTTTACAAGAAACAACTACTTCTGGCGGTAAAATTCCTGTAAATACTAGTCATTATTCAGTTCGCAGAAGAACAAGTGCAACAACGCAAACAGTAAATGTAAATCAAAATGTACCTACTTCTGGAACTATATCTATGGATGATTTTTATGGGGGCAGAAAAACTTGACATTTAATATTGATACAAAAACTAACACTTTATCCCGTGAAGAATTTGATAGACTTTACGCTGAAGCTTTTGATTATATATCTATAGAACGTCAACGTTTAGGCGAAGATGCTAAAGAAACAGTATGGGAAACATTTGAACGCGATGATGCATTTATTCATCGATATGAAGTTGATGGCTATCTTGTAGGTTCTGCTTCGCTTACTGAACTAATAATTAATTATGAAGGAAATCAAGAACGATGGGCATGGTATCTTTCACCTTTATACGGGGAAACTTTAGCTGGCTCACGTTCTTGGTGGTATGATGAAGAGTTTACAAAACAAGCACGAGACTTTGTAGATGATGATGGTTTCGATAAATTACTTGTTTTATTTAACGAAGGAACTCCAGCAGCTTTAGCTACACAAGCAACATGGGGTCGGAAATTTGATGATCGTCAATATTTTGAAGTACCACTTGTTAAAACTTTAGACGAAGTTTTTGGTGAAAATCGAGAAAAAATTTTAGTACCAGATACTATGCGTTGTTTTGTAATGGCGAAACATTAAGATGTGGTATAACGTACCCACAGCTTTTACAAAAGATTATTGCAAAGAAATTGTTAATTATTTTACTAATAAAGAAACAATTGATGCTAAAATTGAAGGTAATTCAATTAATAAAAGTATTCGTGAAACAAATATTGTTTTTACTAAAGATATTGCTGGCAATAATTCTTTTGAAAATAATTTACACTTATCTGTTGATAGACTTATTAAAAGAGTAAATTCAGAATGGTTTGATTTTGATCTTTCGTATAATGAAGCTCCGCAATTTGGTATTTATAAAAGTGAAACTAACGCTTTTTATGATTGGCACGAAGATGTTTTACATAATTCAACAAATAAACAATTAAGAAAATTATCTATGGTAATTTTACTTAATGATATTGACGAATATAGCGGTGGAATTTTAGAGTTAGATCATAAAGACCAACCAATTAATTTTAAAAAGAAAGGAGATGCAATATTTTTCCCTTCTTATTTAAAACATAGAGTAACTCCTGTTACATCAGGAACTCGATATTCATTAGTTTGTTGGTCTAATGGGCCATCTTGGAGATAAGAGGAAATTATGAGCAAACCGTATTTAGGAAAAGTAACTGCAGATGAACAAAAGCAGTTAAATAAGATTATGAATAATCCTATTAAAAGGACAAAAGAAGATAAGGCAAGGCCGCCGAAAGAAGTTTATCTTGGTATTCGCGGCGAAACGCCTCAGTAATCTCCATTGTCCTCGCTCGTTGAGGGTCATCGGGTGGAGAGTAAAACCCTCACTAAATTTTAAAGAGGAATAAAATGGTTACAAAACAAAAGAAAGCAAAAATTAAAAAAGTTATAAAAGGTTTAGGAAAAGCTTCTAGAACACATGCTGCTCAAGCTAAAGTTTTGAAAGGAGTTATTTCTGGAAAAACTAAAACTAAATCAAAAAGTAAAAAAGCTTAACAAAAGTAAACCCCTTATTAGATAGATAGATAGGAGTCATAGACATGGCACAAACAGCGAGAGGCTATCAAGAGGCTATTACTGACGATCAACTAATCAATATGATTGATTCAGGTGTGATGCACAGTGTTGGTCATTTTCTTAGCTCATCCGATCTTACAAGGGAAAGAATTAAAGCTACTTATGAATATGCAGGTCTTGCTAAAGATCATTTATCACCGCAAGGTGTATCTAGTATTGTTTCTTCAGATACTACTGAAGTTATTGAAGCGTATTCGGCTATTATCTCAGAACTTATGTTTGAGAATCAAAAGCTAGCTCGCTTCCTTCCTTATTCAACAAGTCCTGCAGCACTTATGAGCGCACAACAAGCTTCTGATGTAGTTAATTATTGTATATTTAAGAAGAATGATGGTTGGACTATTTTTAATACATGGGTAAAATCTGCCCTTCTTTGGAAAACAGCAGTTATTCGTTGGGATTACTGCGAAGATTGTGAACATCGTTTTGAAGAATACGAGAGTATTAATCAAATAGCACTCGATGAACTTTTAGCAGATGATGATGTAGAAATTGTTGGAGACCTTACTATAAGTAATACAGCAGGCTCTGCGCCTATGTATGTTGATGTTAGGATTAAACGTAGAGTTGATAAATCAGGTATTAAATTGGAAGTAGTACCACCAGAAGATTTTCGCATTGATCGTGATGCTTCTTCTATTGAAGACGCAACGTTTATTGCTATACAACGAGATATGACTCGTTCTGAAATTCGTAAACAATGGCCCGAAGTTGCGGATCAAGTTGGCGATTGGGATCGACTTGGTCAAGCTTATGGTCAATCTTTTGATACATACAATGAAGAACGTTCTGTTCGTAAAGAAGTTACTGGTCAAGAATATTATGATGAGCCTAATGCTTCAGAGATATTTGGAACAGAAGCTAATACAGAAGTATCTGTTACAGAATCATGGTTTCGAGTAGATCGTGATGGCGATGGTGTAGCTGAACTTAAACATATTATTACTGTTGGAACTCATATTCTTTATGAAGAAGATATTGATATGGTTCCGCTAGCCGCTATTAGCCCATTCGAAGTACCACATGAATTTTATGGTCTCTCGATGGCTGATATGGTTCGATCATCTACTTTAGCGAGTACAGCAATTTTACGGGGATTTGTTGAGAATACTTATCTTACTAATTATTCTCCAAAATTAGCCGACCCGAATGTTGTTGATTTTAGCGCACTTCAAAATATGAAACCTAAACAGTTAATTGCTACTAATGGTAATCCAGCTGCAGCAGTTTCGTCTATGCCTCCTGAAGCAATGTCTTCGGGTACTGTTCCACTTCTTGAATTCTTGCAACTTCATAAAGAACAAGCTACAGGTATGTCTAAAGCCGCACAAGGTTTGAATGATACTCTTTATGTATCAGGTAATAGCGAACAAAAATTATCGCAAGTACAAAGTGCAGCTCAAAAACGAATACAACACATTGTACGCCGTTTTGCTGAAACAGGGTTTAAACGTTGTATACTTGGTATTTACCATACGATGCGACAAAATATGAAAGAAGTACTTTATAGCACACCTACATCAGTTGGCGTGTACAGTATGGTAGATGTTTCTAAACTTCCAGAAACAATGGATGTTGAAGTAAACATTAATGTTGGCGAAAATAGTAATGATTCTCGTCTTGCTAAAATTCAACGTATCGGAACAGAAATTATTCCAGCATTAACACAAGCTGGTCAACAGATGGCTGTTAAACCTGAAGCAGGATTAGCCCTTGCTTATGAAGCTATTCAAGCTATGGGATTGGATCCTACTAAATATCTTCAAGATTACGAAGATCCGCAATTCCAACAACAAGCACAACAAGCTATGCAACAACAGCAACAAGAAGCTGAAGAAGCAAAACAAATTGAAAAAGCTCAAGTTGCTAGTCAAATGGCTGTTAATGAAGCTAATGTACGTTATACGCAAGTTCAAGCGGATAACTCATTACAAGATAATACAAAACAACTTGCAGTTGCTCTTGATAAATCCAATCAAGAATGGTCTAAACTTGCTTTAGAAGCTGCAAAAGATGGATTGTCATTGCCGCCCCGTCCTAATTTTGAAGAGTTATTTCAACTCGCTATGATGGGTATTCAAGCTATGACAAGTCAATTGCCTGTATCTGAAGCATCTTCAGTTCCTTCTGAAGAAGAGCAAGCGGCTATGATGGCAATGGCTCAACAAGGACAAATATAAATGGACAAATATAAAAAGACAGCTGAGAAGAAGCTGACTGGAAAAGTTCATCCCGACACACTCGCAAAGGAAGCTCTGGTTCGTGCAGAGTTTTCTTCGCGGGAACGTGAAAATTTTTTTAATGAAGCATATGGAGAGGTCTTGGTAGATCTTTTTGTAGAATGGCTTAAAACAGATCCACATGAAACTAAAAGTCGTGAATTTTTATATAATACTGCTCTTGGTTTAGGTTCTGTTAAAGAACGTTTAATTTCAATTGAAACTTATGGGAAGAATATTCCACATATAACAGAGGATAATAAATAATGAATGAGCATGAAGAAAAAGCTCTGGAAGCCTTAGATAAGGCTATCGAACGTGACATTAAAATGATGGCGGCACACCCTGTACGAGTTCTTGATACAGTTAATACGCTTGCCAATATAATTACTGTCAGAGATTATATTAAAGCTAGAGTAGCTGTACCCAAAAAAGCACCTACTAAAGCGAAAGGAGATAAGAAATAATGGATGAAACGGAAGTAAACGAAGTCGCTACCCTCGATGAGGATGCCGCTTCTACGGAAGTTGTAACTGATCGCACTGAAAATGAAATCTTGGCTGACATTCTAGCGAACACCGAATTCCTAGAGGAAGACGAAGTTCCCCAACTAGAATCTCTACCCGATGATGAGATGGAAGATGAAGGCGATCCTGACGAGTCTGATTCAGAAGACCCAATGGATGAAGACGAGTCAGTGGATGATGTTGAAGAAGAGATTGATGAAGAATCTGAAGTAGAAAACGATGACGAAGATGCCTCTGAAGAAGACGCTACCAACGAAGTTGTTGCCTACGAAGAAGATGAAGTTGATTGGGAAGTTCATGTTCCCGTAACCATTGACGGAGAACAAACCCTCGTATCACTTGGCGAACTACGCAAGGGGTATGCTACGGAACAACATCTTTCAAAGAAGGGTCGCGAACTAGGTGAGACACGGAAGGAAATTGAAGCCGAGCGAGAACAACGGCTCGGTCAACTAATAAATCTTACTGAAGCCGTTAGTGGTATGCTTGAATCAGGTGAACAAGCTCTTGCACAACAGTATCATGCAATTGATGCTAAAATTCAAGAAGCTCGTGAATCTGGTGATACTTACGAGTTAACTGATCTTAAAGACAAACGTGAGCAAGCACAACAAGCCTATTGGGAAGCTCGCAATCGTCGAGAAACAGTTGTAAAAGAAACTATTGAGCAACGACAACTTGCTCAAAATCAAGAATGGAATCAAAAAGTAGAACATTTCTTTTCTGAGATTGAAGAAGCAATTCCTGGATATAATGATGAATATGCAGAGGGCCTTCGAACTTTTGGAAAAGAAATAGGTTTATCTGAAGAATTCATGGCAACTGTAGCTGATGTGTCTATTGTGAAAGCGTTAGATGACTACCGTAAACTTAAACAAGGTGTTAAAACTGGCGCGAAAAAACGGGCTAAAGCATCTATCAAAAAAGCTCCTGTTAAAAAAGCTAAACCAGCTGAAAAGAAAAGAGCCGATCAAGATAGTATGATAAAAGCTCGTGCATTCCGTCAAAATGCTACACAAGATGAACAAATGGCTTTCCTCCGTAACTACGCCTCAAAATCTCTAAATCAATAATAATTTAAAATCAGGTGATTTAAAATGGCAACTAACCCTTATGCTACGCGCTCGTCTGCTAGTATTGCCTCTGGCACTAGCAATTCAAGCGTATCGGAGCGCGAAGATCTTGCTAATTTCATTAGCATGATTACGCGTGACGAAACTCCGTTCACCTCGTCGATTGGTAAGTCAAAAGCGACTGCCGTATATCACGAGTGGCAAACTGACACTCTCGAAGCTCCTGGAAACAGCCGCTTGATCGAGGGTGCTGACTATGCAACCCCTGACTCCTCTGGCTCTAATGCTGATGGTGCTTCGGGTGCTAACGCTTACAAGACTGGTCCTGATCGTACCCGTCTTGGTAACTTTACGCAAATCAACGGTAAAACCATTGCTGTTTCTGGCACAAAACGTGCTGTAGACCAAGCTGGTGTTGCTGATGAATATGCTTACCAGCTTAAAAAGCGCGGCACAGAACTTCGCCGTGACGTAGAAGCTGACATTGTTAACCAAAACCAAGTTGCAAGCGGCTCTGGCGCGCGCACGATGGGCGGTTACACAGCATGGACTAACAACGATGATACCGTTGTTTACAAATCAGATGGTTCAGGCACTATTGCTTGTGCATCTCCTGCTGCTTCTGCTCAAGGTGAAGGTTCAACTGGTATTACTGCTGGTTCAACTGATGGTTACGATGCAATTACGCTTGCTGATATCGATACAGTTATGCAAGGCATTTATGAAGAAGGTGGCAACGCTACAACCGTTATGACTTCTCCGAAAATTCGCCGTGACATTTCTGCATTGGCACATGCTTCTGGTGTAAACACTCGCCGTAACATTGATGACAGCGGTTCGCTTCGTCAGTCTATTGATGTATACATGAGTGATTTTGGCGATCTTGCTATTGTACCAAACTATGTTATGGGTCTTAATGTACCTGCTAACTACACTGGTACAGGCGCAAACACTTCATTCGGTAATGCATTTGCCTTTATTTATGACCCATCTTACTGGGCCATCGCGACTCTTCGTCCGATGAGCGAAGTTGATGTAGGTCAAAAAGGTGATAGCACCGTGGGTATGCTCGTTGAAGAGACTACTCTTGAGTGTAAAAACCCGAAAGCTTCTGGCGCGATTTACGGCCTTAAGTAATCTTTGTGGGGAGACCTTACGGGGTCTCCCCCTTTATTCTAGGAGATAAATATGTCTTTAGTTCTTAAAATTACAAATCCAACAGGTTCTACGTCTGGTGGTGTAGCTGCTAATACTAGCAGATTTTATCAACTTACTGATGCCGCATATGCTGTAACTGGTGACAGTAATGCAACTATTACTTCGGCTGTAGTGGGTGGAACTACATTTACTGCTGGCACACTTGTAATTAAAGTCGGTCATGTAGGCCGTAATAATACTTTTGATGAACTTCTTTCGTCTTAATTTTTTATAGGAGAGGACAATGAAAAAATGGGATATTACTCCTGGAATCGACCCTAACGATTCGACTCTTCGGGGTGAAGTTTATTATGATAAAGGTGTTAGAGCAGAATGGCGTGTTACGCAGGATCTCAACCCCTTTCTCAAACAAGTTAAACATGAGCGTGATTCATTTAACGATAATCCGCTTGCGAAGAAAAATCACTACAGGAAATTTGCAACAATACCTGATGTGATTGCAATTGAAATTATGGAAAATCATGGTCTTGATATTCATCATCCAGAGTTTATGAAAACCCCCGAAGAGGTTCAAAAACTTAAACGAGTGATTATAGCTGAATATCCAGATTTGATTGTAAGTACTTAGGAGGCTCTTATGTCTACACCTCTCTATGATGCACTTGTTGCTAAAGTGCGAGACTGGTCCAACAGGGATACAGAGTCTCTTCCAGATTCTATTATTAAAGATTCATTAAAGTATGCATCCGATGGCGCGTATCGTGAATTACGTTTACAAGGCATGGAAAAAGTTTTTACTTTTGAAGCTGATAATGATGGAAATAGTTTTTCTGTTCCTACTGACCTTAAAAAATTTATTTCAGTACGACAGCTTAGTCAAGCTACTTCAAATATCGCGGGTACAGAAACTTATTCTTATTCAGCAACCACTGGCCAAACTGTTTTTACAGGTGAGGATTCTAATGGTTCTAAATTACAATATACGCCTAATGCTATATTAGTAACTCTTAATGGTGTTTTCCTTTCGCCTTCAGAATACACTGCAACTAATGGTTTAAGTGTTAATCTTACTAGCGCAGCATTTTCTCAAGACGAAGTTAATATTGTAGCATTTAACAGTGTTGTTGATAGTGCAAGTATTACTACATTTGAATATACTGCAACTGCTAATCAAACAACTTTTACAGGTGCAGATAATAACAATAATACTTTATCTTACAAATTAAATAAAGTTCTTGTAACTGTTAATGGTATTTTCCAATCAACTTCGTTATTTACTGCAAATAATAGAACGTCTATTGTTTTTTCTTCAGGATTAAATGCAAACGATCAAGTTGAGATTGTTTCTTTTAATGAGACTACTGTATTCTCGTCTGATGTATCAACAGTTGAACGACAAACTATTGTTTATGATAATAGAGCAGATTACAAAACTTTTGTAAGTGATTCTACAAATAAATATTCTTTATACCTTTGGACTAGACAAGGTGATAATATACTTGTAAATCCACCTTTTAAAAAAGGGGATGCATTTGAATTATATTATTATTCTAATGGAACCGATCTTGGTGTAGAATTTGATGTTACCTCATCTAACTTTCAAAATGGTTTTCTTGAAACATCAGATTCGTCTAATGGAACAGCATTATATTTTACATCTAATACCACGCCTGTAGTTGGCGAAGATGTTCCTTCGAATAATCAAGGTGGGGCTTTTCAACATCCTTTTTATTTTAAAGGAAAAGAACAACCTCACTTTTTACGAGACAAACAAGAACGCCTTTTAATATATGGATCATTAGCATTTATTAATGATTACTTAGGCGAAACAAACGAATCAACAAAATATGAACAAAAAGCGGCACAATTAATTCAACGTCTCCTTAATGAAGAAGTATTTAAAGAGTCTTCTGGTGGTAACGTTCGAATTAATTTTGATGGCCCACTAATTTAGAGGAATAGTAAAATGAAAGAATTAGTAGACGTTGCCGCTTGTGGAACAATAGTAACAACTTATTTTGGTTTTTTACCTCCAGTAGCAGCTGGCTTTGCTATCGTATGGTATGCGGTGCAACTATATGATCGTTTTAAAAAGAAAAAATAAATACGGAGGTTTACATGGCTAGGGATAGGGACGAAAAACAACTTCTACCTTTAGTAGGCATGGATCAAATAGGCATTATTAAAGATGTCCCAGGTCATATTTTGCCGCCAACTGGTTTTACAGATGGAAAAAATATTTTCTTTAAAAATTCATCTGTTCATAAAAGAAAAGGTACAATTAAAGCAGTAGACGATGTAGCAGCTATTGTAGCAACAGTAACAAGTACTGCTGGGCAAACGATGACTTTTAATGTAGACCCTGCACTTACTGTTAATAGTGAATTTACAATTGCTAATGCAACACCTTCAAATTTTAATGGAACTTATAATGTAACAGCAGTTAGTGATAGTGGTAAAACAATAACAGTATCACAAACATTAAACCCTTATACAAGTGGTGGAACTTATACTTTTACTCCTAAAATTGATTTTGTAGATTACTGGTCTGCCCCTAATAATCCTCAATATGTTGAGGTTCAACAAAATGATTCGGCAACTCCTGCCGCTCCTGTTTTTAATTCTATTAGGGCAGGTGGAATTCGCGAAAGAATTTCTTTAAAAACTTATGAAGTAGAAAATATTAGTGCTTCAACTACACCTACAATTACAATTGATGGTGATCCATTTAATCTTACTGAATTTGATTTGAGTGGTGCTGTTGTAGTTAAACCTGTTGTTGAAAGAGAAATTAAAGCAGGTGAAACATTAAAAGTATTTGGAGCTAATCCTAATGGGTATGACGGAGCTTACGTTGTTACAAGTATAACATATAATACAGGAACAACTAAAACAGAAATATCTTGTTCTTCTGCATCCGTTAATACTTCTTCTTTAGCAGCTTATAATACAGATTCTGCTGAACTTAGGAGAGACACTTTTTCGCCTACAAGTTATCTTGGTATTACTTCTCAAGATTGGCAATCAACGTTTTTTGCAGGTGGGTACGCTTATATTCTTAATGATGGATATCATACCCCTCATTATTTGCTTGCATCTCTTGGTGCTAACTATGTAACACCGCAATTAACACCGCTCCCAGGATGGGATTGGCAAAGATATTTAGGCGAAGAAGTTCATGTTTCTTGTAAAGTTATTAGGGGTTATAAAGACACACTTATTGCGGGTAATTTAAATCATTATCCAATTGTAGCTGGTGTTCCTTCAATTAATCCTAGTAATAGTAAACCTGGAACTATACGAATTTCCCGAACAGCTTCTGCTGGTTCAGTTCCAACTTCATGGCAACCAGCATTAACAGAAGCATTTGTCGAAGAGCGTGAGCTTTCAACTACTTCAGAAATTATGGACATTGTATCATTGCAAGGAACGGCAATGGTCTATACTACAAATTCGATTCACAGTATTACTTACGATTCCCGTGGTAATGTTTCAGACCAAGTTGTTGCAGAAGGTTATGGCGCACTTGAAACTGGTTGTGTTCTTGAATTTGATGGTAAACATATTGTAATTGGGGCCGATGATATTTATATGTTCGGTGGACACCCAGGATCAATTCAATCAATCTGTAATGGTAAAATACGAGATTATTTTTATAATAATTTAAGCCCAACTCCAGCTTACCTTGATAATATATTTATGGTAAGAGATACTTTGTTGGATGAGATACATATTTACTACCCTACTAAACTCTCACCCAATGGATTTTGTAATGAATATTTGGCTTGGAATTATCGTAACAATACTTGGACTATTAATGAATGTAATGATCTTGTATCAGGCTTTTTAGGGCCTGTTCGAGGTGGCGGCGTTGCAGGTGGTACAGTAACTTTTGCTGGTGTAGGTAATACTACAGCAGTTGCTCGTACAGATCAACAATCTATTACTGTAGATTTAGATGCTAATTACCCAGCAGGCTCTGTTGAAGTTCAAACATTGGATTATTCAGCTAGCCCAAGTGCTACAGCTTCAACTTATAATGAAGAAACGCTTTCAATTACTGTACCTTCAGGAATAATTCCTTTTAATGAAGAAGCAGTTGAATTTAATTTTCATGATTCTTTTAATTCAGGATCATCTTCTAGAAATTTAGGAACTGATTCTGGAACGGGATCAAAAAATAATCTTGGCAATAACAGTGGAATTAATATTTCAGTAACTACAGAAATACCTATTAACCAAAATGTTAGCCGTGGATCAGGTTGGACTGCTGCTCAAACAATAGATACAGGTTATGCTGGTGTTCCTTATAGCTCTAGAAGTCTTTCAGGTACAGTTAATGGACAAACACTTCAAACCTCAATAAGCGGTTCAGGAACTAATAGTCTTACACTTACACTTGATAATGTTGGTTATTACTTAATTCAAAGAAATAGACCTGGAGCTGTAGGCGTAGATTTAATATATAATTCAGTTGCTGGAAGTACTGAATCTGGTGTTGGAGCAGGATCTGTTCCGAGTTCTTGGAAAATTCTTGGTGGACAAGGCGGTTTTGTGCTTAACACAATTAATGAAGGAGATGCTTTTTCTTTTAATACTACTAGCGGTAATAATTCACTATACGAATTAAGTAATATTCCGTTTGGTGCAGTAATATCAGTTCCCGTAGGTGGTCAAACATTAACTCAAAGTAATACATCACATACATTTGCTGATGGCCTTACCGATAAATCTTGGTCATTCTCAGGTTCAGTACCTACAGTAACACATTCTAGCACTACTAATGCTGATGGAACTCTTGCTACAGGTTCAGGCACAACTTCTCCTACCGATATTTCTAGTTTTGTTGGGTTTAATCTTACTGAAGCTCAGATTTCAGCAAATGCAACAACTAGCTCATCAGGTACAGGAACAAAAACACAAACTGCTTCGAATGGAGAAATTGCAAGAACTGTAGTAGTTGGCGGTATTTCAGAAGTACTTCCTTCAGGAACTACTTTCCAAATTAGAAGTTCAGGAGATGTTGTATTTTCTGGTGCGGGAAGTGATAGTACTCAAAGAAGTGTTGCAACAGGTTCTATTAATGGAGTTTCTTTTGCGCCCACAGGGTTTACGCAAAATGGAGCTACTTTTGCATTTTCAAATTCTACAGGAAGTGCTAAATTATTTGGTTATGCTTTTAGTGAAGACCATAATGCTGGTGATGACACTGTATGTTCGATTGCGATTGTTTTTGTGCCTAATGGTAGTAGTACTTCTATATCTATTACTAGCCCAGGTTCTGGTCAATTACCTAATCTCCCTTCAATAACAAATTCTGGTGATGCTGTAACTGTTTTTACAGGAAGAAGTGACACTGATATGGCTAACCAATTCCACGGTTCTAGTCAAAGTGCAACTGTAGCAGCTACAATAGGTGGATTTACTATTAGTTCACAAACTGCTAATAATAATTTTTCTAATACAACAGCAACAGTTAATGCAAGTACTGGTGTTGTTTCATTTCCTCAACAGAATAAAACTATTTACACACTTACTAATGGGTCCTCTTCTTTACTTGTAGATGTGGATCTTACCGTAGGTGGAACTACTGTTACAGATTCTACAATGAATCCTTCAGATGTTTTAACTATTACTTTTCCCGATGCAGGATCAGCAAGAGCTTGGAGTGTTAAACCTGGGGCAGCGGCTACATTTGCAATAGCAGGTGATGGTGCATTTCCCGATATATCAGCTAGATCTTTTCCTGCGAATGTAGGAGCTGCTACTGCAGTTTCTTATGTTGCGGGAATTGTTACAGCTTTTAATCCTACTTTAAGAGCGCAACCTAAAGCTTCTGATAATACTATATTGCAAATATTTTATAATAATCCTGATGTTTCTGGAACTAATAGTAATATTACTTTATCTCTTGTAGATAATGATGGTACTAATATTACAGCAGATGGTTCAGCAACTTCAACAGGTTCTAGAACAGCGCAAGGAACTTTCTTTACTCAATATAGAATTCAAATTCATGATAATCAAAGTAATGAAGTAACTAATGTTACGCCATTGTTTAATTCATCTAATATAACTCTTAGTGGCGCACAAAACACTTTTGCTTCACAAGTAGGTCAATATCTTAGAGATCAAATTATTACTACTATTAATAATAATGCTTTTATGACTAATGAACCTGATTGGTACGATAATGGTTCTTCAGGGGCAATTGGTTCGGATTATGTAGTTCGTATTGCTTCAAATGATATTGAGAATTATTCAATAACTGTTACTAATATTAATACAACAAATTCATCGTATCCTGGATCATTAAGTGGAACTGATAATACGTTTACATTTAGTGATGCTTTAAGTGCTGATTCTACAAACACACCTGATACTTTAATAGTTAAAGATCCTTTTAATAGAACATTAACATCTTTAACAACAAGAACAGGGGAAACAATTGAAAGCGTAATGGATCGAGTAGCAACTGCTGTTCAAGCAGATACTAACGATGGTTGGGGTGCATCACATAACACTTCAAATGATACAATAACTTTTACTGCAACAGCACAAGGTCGTTACCCAATTGGGACTGGTGCGCCAGCAGATTCTGTTTATACTGATTATGCTGTAATATCTTTTGATTATACTCAAGGTTCAAATGTAATTAGTGCAGGGAATATTCCTGATATTAATGCTTCTATTACAACTCAAGGTTCTGATGAAGCAGTAACACTAACACTTGTAGATCCATCTAGAGATAATAGTGGTAATACAGGACCTTTTGAAGATACTTTTGATGCAGGCGGTACTACTAATCAAGATGTAGCAAATTCGATTAAAAATCGTATTGATGCATTTTGGGCTAATTGGAGTGCAACTGTAACTGATACAGGCGTTGCAGCTTCTGGAACTGCTACAGGAAATCAATTCAAAGTTACATTAACTTCTAATGTAGCTGACTGGATTCTTAAAGATAGAGTAACTTCAACTATTACTGCTAACGATGTAGTATATCCTACTGATCGTGCAGTATTTGTTAAAGCAGTAGCGTATGGTTCTGGTGTTACAGGAAGTGCTTCGAGTGCTGCAACTGGTACTAATTTTGATGCCGCTTCTAATAAATCTGGAAACTTTATTCCAGCTGATATTCAAATAGGTTATCCTGTAATTAACCCAACATCAATTACAGTAGCAGTTCAATATGCTAATACAACCGTAAGTCAATCAACAATTCTACCTTCAGCAGGTAATTCTGATAGTATGGCATCAGGACTTGCAAGTATTTTAAATTCATCTGCAGTCCCTGCTTTATCAGCAACTTCCGCTGGTTCAATTTTATCTATAACTACAAATGATTTGAGTCAACAAATTAATAATATTACTTTTACTTTTGATACTCAAACAACTCAAGGTGGGCGTAATAGTGTAAGCCGAACTAATGGAAACAATATTGCGGGTAGCGGTGCAATTCCTAGTACAACTCTTGCACTAGATACAGTTACCGATGCAGATAGACCTTATTCAGCTAATTCTTTTAATTTAAATAAGTTTTATCCAATTGTTGCTAATCAAACATCTATTCTTTGTGAAGGCATTGGTTATACATTTAATGCTGATCCACCGAATAGTGTTGTAGGTTCTCCTTACAATTCTTTTGTAGAGAGAATACAATTGCCTATTGATAACTCTGTTGAATATAAGAAAGATATTTCTTACGTTCAATTGTTAGTTGATGAAGGTAATTTACTTGTTAAGTTTAAAGGTTCAGATTCTCCTGGCGAAAAAATAGATTTGACTTCACTTACGGGTAAAGTATTTGATTTTGATAGTGAATATAAATTAGACTTCCGAGAAAATGGAAGGGTATTTAACATTCGAATTGAAGATGCTACATCAAGTAGCACAACACCGTGGAAAGTTTCTGGATATGGTTTTAAAACCGAAAGAGCAGAATCTCGCGGTAAAACGTAAATACATAGGGGGATTCTTCGGGATCCCCCTACATTGAGGACACAATGATTTTTATTAGAAATATATCGGACAATGATATTTGTCAATTAATTTCTCTTTGCGAAAAAGTTTTTGGACCGCAAGCTAAAGGTCCTAATAAGGATGGTTTAGGTTACGGTTATAACGAGTATGTTTGGATTTCAAATACACTCAATCTTTATCAACAAGCTAAAGACCCAGCGTCAGGGTGTATTGCAATCGGTGGTTACGATGGTGATAAACTCTTAGGCTTTTTAACAGCTAATTATTTTTCAAATTGGTACGATGGGTCGTATGTCGCAGACTTAAAAGATGTTTGCACAGATATGACCTATGAAAAATATCATGAGGTCTTTGAAAAACTTTTTAATCAATTCATCAATCATTATGCTGAATTAGGTATAACAAATTGGCGAGCAGACACTATTCGAGCTAAAGGCGATGCTGGTCTTAAGTTTGGTAATTATATTAAAAAACGTTTTAGTAAAGAGAGTAATATCGTCCTTAACACCTCGGTAAGAGGAGTTTTCAAAAATTGAGGAAACACAATGAAATACGAAAACGAAATGTTCCAAGACCTCATGGGCATTGTTATCGAGACCGACAACGAATGGCTTGATAAAAAGCTCAATGGTCATATATGTTATAAAGGTGGCGGTAGTAGTCAAACCACTACTGGTGGTGTAGCTCCAGAATTTTCGCCTTTAGCTAAAGCGGCTGCAGGCCAAGCTACTGCAGGCATAGCTAACAATATCTTCGGGCAATTAGCTCCGCTTGGAAGATTATTCCAAGAATCGCAATTTTTAGCTGAAGAACGAGCAGATGATCTTCGAGATTATGGACAGACTGTAAGACAAACATCAGAAGATGCTCTTACAGGACAAGGTATGTTTGGCCCTACAAATTTAGCGGCCCAACAAGATGCTATTGCAGCAAATGCTCGAAGACGAATGGGTCTTTTTCAAAGAGGGCAAGATGCAAATACTTCTCTTCGCGGAGGAGGCGGGGGCGCACGAAACTTACTTGCTATCCGTGATGCACAAGAAACAGGCTCGGCAATGTTAGGCGGTCAATTATCTAAATTAGATCAATTAGACAATCAACAACGGCGAATGGCAGCTTTAAAAGCTGCACAGTTAGCTCCTACTACATCTAGAATGATGCAAGCAGATATTGATATACTTCGCGGTGTCGCTAAAGAACAACAAGAAAGAGCGCAAGCAGAAGTAGATGCACCTAAAACTGCAGTGCAAGAAATCTTTAATCTCATGAAGCAAGCACCACAAACTTCAACTACCGTTTCAAGTGGTGGAGGTAAATAATGCGTAAGAAAAAAGATATGCAAATGGGTTATGCCCATGGCAAAAATAAAGTGCATTCAATGGGATATGCTGGTGGGATTCAAAGTGTTGTAGGAATGTTAGCTAACGATGAAGGTCGTGACCAATTAAAAAAACTAGCTGAAGATACAATTGCAGGTCAAGTATTTGGCTTTCAAGATGGCATGATGCCTATGGGTTATGCTTACGGAAATAAAATGGTATCACCTTTAGGGTATTCTTATGGAACTCCAAGTATGAGTTACAGTGCTAGTTTTGATGCGTTACCTCCTGAAGAACGTAAAGAAGAAATAACAGCTACCCTTCCTAAACCAATAGAACATCATCAGATGGTAGAACAACCAAATGTTATTAAAGATACAGTAGCACCCGCTATTGGTCAAGAAATTGGTAAAGATGTTACAGAAAAAGCAACCCAAAAATTTGCTTCTAAATTTGGTGAAGAAGGTGTTAAAGGAGCGGTTGGCGAAGCTGTTGGACAAGGAGTAGGTGGGGCGGCTGGTTCTTTAGCTACTAATCTACTTACTAAAGGTGAGATATCTGAAGGTGATTTAGCTAATGCGGCTATCCAAGCTGGTGTTACTGCAGTTGCAGGACCATTAGCAGGTCTTCTTACTGGTGGGTTTTTAGAAGATGGTACAACAGAAGTTACTGATTATAAACCATTGCCTGATGGCGGTGTAGCTGATTTTGAACATTCTAAATTAACTAAACAAGTAAATGAAGATGCTCGAGAAGAATTTGAAAAAAGAATGAAAGAAGGCTTAGCAAATAATTATCGAGAAGGTAGTGATTTTGTAACAGATGAAGAACTTGCTCTTCGAAAAATGGTAATGCGAGGAGTAAAAGATCAAGCTAAAGGTCAAATTCAAAATTTTATTAGCGAGAATCCTACAATAGAACGAGCAGTTGCCCCATTAGCTGTAATAAGAAATTTACAAAAACAATATTCTAATACACAAATTCCATTAGGTCAAGTTGCTGGCTTTAATGTAAGCGGTGGTGAAGATGGATTAGCTGCTAATAATAGATTTGGTAAGATTCAATATAATCCTGATGGAAATCGATTCTCTGCTAAGTTTGCAATTCCTTTAAATTAAGGAGGTATATTATGTCTATACCACCCTTTATTCCCTCGAGACCACAAAACCCAGAAGCAGGCCCTAGTGATACTGTTCCTGCAATGTTAACTCCAGGGGAAGCAGTTATCCCTGCGTCAGCCGCGCAAGACCCTGATAATATACCTGCAATACAACGAATGGTTGCTGAAGGTCGTATGAAAAATCGTATGGCCGAAGCTAATGGTGTTCCTGTAAATGGGAAAGAAGCAATAATGTACGATGAGAAGAAACTTGGTTTCGCGGGAGGTAATATGAATATTCCCCAAGGTATGCATATGATGCCCGATGGTACTCTTATGAGAGATGAAGATCATATGGGTTATGAACATGGCGCAACAAGTGTAAGTGTTATGGCAGTTCCTTCAATGGAAATTCCTCCTGTAGTGGAAGGCATGAACGAATTAGCTTTGAAACAAATGGGTTACGAAATAGAATCAAAAAATCGTACCCGTGCTACTATTGAAAAAATAGGTCGTAAACATCTTGAAGATACAGCTGATGCTAATATGAAACAGGCCGCACTTGATGAGACTATGCGTAATTATAATATGCCTGTCCCAATGCCTATGCAAGCTGTTCCATCAATGCAAGGGTTTCAACAAGGAACAGGTAAAGCTACTGTAACTAATCCAGAAGGGTTTACAAAAGAAGAATTGTACGCTGATAGACCAAACTTAACTGGTGGCCAAATGTTTAAAACATCATTTGGAGGTTCTGCAGTTATTCCACGTTTAGAAGATATGAGTGATGCAGAACTAATGGAAATTATTAGATTCGGTGAAACTGTACCTAAACAAGATGCGGCTCAAAAAATTTATAATTTAAGACGACAAGAATCAGGTACACCAACTGCTCAAAATAATAATCTAATTACTCAACCTCCTGCTCCTCCTGCTCCTTCTGCTACACCAGCTTCTGGAATTAATAATAATAGTTTAACTCTAGATGATATATCTATTATATCTCCTGATGGTTCATCTACTAATACTAATAAAAATACTGGTGATAAAGATGATGATAATAAGGGTAGTTCTTTCTTAAGTAATCTTGGAACTTCTTTGATGGAAGGAATTAAGACAGGATTAGACCCAGAAACTTTGGCTAAAACTTTAATTACTTATGGCTTAACTGCTGAACTTAATCAGAGCAGAGCTAAAGGTGCTGAAGCGGCTACAGGAGTTTATCTTGATGCCTTAGAAAATGCAGGTGAAACTTCTGCTTTTGCAGGAGCAGGAAAACCTACAGGCACTTTTATTTATGATACGCTAACAGGTGAACGTCTTAATGTTATTAGTTTCGGTGATAATCAAGCTGGTGTACTTATAGGTGACGATATATTGCCTTATACAGCAGTTGTAAATAACGATCGATATGTTGATTATCAACCAGATTATCATGATCGTAATAAAGTTGCTGATAGCATAACCAAAGATTTAGAAGCTACAGTAGCTGCATTAAATTCTGAAAATCCAGGTCAAGATCCAATAGTTATAGATTCTACGGGTATTGGTAATACTTTACAAGATATTATAAGAACTGATTTTATAAGATTAGGTATCGATCCCGCAACTAATAATGCTTTAAGGATGGTGTCTAATACTGCTGCTAAAAAATTTTATGATGATAAAGTAAAATATAGAGAAGATCCTAAAGATGAACGTTTTGGTGGTGGCGCACCTACTTTCAGAGAATATTATAACGCTGAAAAATTAACGTTAATGGTAAGAAATCCTAGAACAGGAGAGATTTCTCTTAATTCTTCGGACATAGGTAATGCTAGTGCTTATAGAGTAGCAAAAATGGTGAAAGCAATAGAAAAACGTTTTGGAATAAATAAAACAGAACCAACTTATTATGAAAATTTGTATAATATTTTTGATAATTTGAAACAACGTTATAATGCATTACCCTCAAACAAACTTGAAACTCTAGATATTGGAAAAGGTTATTCTCCTTTTGTTTTCTTTGTTGAGTCAATGGCAAACGAAGATGAAAGTGTTAAACGTGATTTAGGAATAAAATAAGGAGGTCAATCATGGCAATACTTGATGACCAAAAATTTTATATGCCTTCGGCTACCTTTGGGATTCTTAGTCAGAATAAAGGGATTCCATATAAAATAATCCGAGAAATGGCTAAAGATCGCGGAATAAGCCCTGAAGAAGTTATTGAAACGACTGGCTTAAAACCTGTTGGTTCTGATTCAACAGTAAGAGTTAAAAAAGTAGATCCACAAGGTCCTGAGATTTTCGATTTAGATACAAATGAATCTCGCCGTAGAATTGATGGTGATACTACTCGAAATATAGATGGTGAACGTTTTCGGAGTGTTGGTTTTAACTCGCGTGAAAAAGGTTTGTTTAATCCTACTACGCTTGAAATAAAACCTCCTGAAGCTAATGTAGATTTAGAATTAGCGGCTATCGATAAAGTTAGGCGAGAAGGTAAATTTATTTATCAAAAAGGTACGGGAGAGTATGATGATAGAGGCCGAGAGATTGTTATCGATGTTGATGCTCAAGGACGTAGACTATCGGAAGCACTCCATCGTAAAGGCATTGTTGATGTAACACAACATTCTACTCAAGCTGATATACGAGCTTATCAAGAAGGGGTAGCTCGAAGAGAACTTTATGGAGACGATCGCCCTGCCTGGAAAATAAATGAAAACCTAGGATTTAAAGTAACTGCTCTTGATGAAAGAGAAATTGCTAGTAATCCTTTTGGGGCTGATATGTACTCCTCTGTGGCTTTTAGGAGTCGCGATCGAAATCTAGAAAATCAAGCTTATAACAATCATATTTTTGATCAAACACCAGAAGCCTTTGTTGCTGGTTTTCAAGGAATGAAAGAAAGTGTTTTTGGTTTTACTGAAATGCTTGGTGAAGCAACAGGCTTAGAAGGTTTAGATACTTTTGGGGCTAGAGGTGTTAATAGACAACGAGCTATTTTAAAAGACTCCCCTGAATTACTTTTGGATTATGAAGATGTTGATAATGTTTGGGATGGTTTCTCATACTTATTAAATAATACAGCCATGTCTGCACCTTATCTAGGTGTTATGGCTGCTGCTTCTTTAGTTCCTGTTGTTGGTAAACCATTAGCTTTTGGTTCAATGTTTCCTGTTCATGCTGGTACAGTGTGGAACGAAATTGAAGGAAATCGAGATAGCAAAGATGTTGCGGCTTCAATGAGTGCAGGTGTTGCAATGACAGCACTTGATCTCTTAGGTCTTTCAGCTGTTTTTAGCGGCGGCTCAATGTTAACTAAAGAAGGGCGCGACAAAATTAGAGCTTACCTTGTAGGTAAACTAGGCAGCGAACAAGCTGCCGATGCAGCAATAAAGAAAGCTTCAAAAGAAGCTATCGGAGACATGGCTAAATATGTCAAAGGTTTAAATGTTGATGATGTAGTACAAAATTCTCTTATTTCAAGAGCAATTAAAGGTGGTGGCCGAGGTTTTGTTGGTGAAGGTGTAACAGAAATGTTACAAGAAGGCATTGGTTATTCTACTTCAACTGCTATGGGTACTCAAGAGTTTAATCATCGTGAATTTAAAAATAGAATACTTAATGCTGGCCTCGGAGGGGGCGGTGTAGGTTTCAGTTTTGGTGCGGCTGGTGGAGCTAGAGAAGCTGGTCGAATCAAAATGTTGCGCGATGATTTAAGTATTCCTGAAGAACAACGTTTAAACGATCTCCAAGCATTAGCAATTGATTTGCAAAAAGAAAATCCTGGAGAAGATTTCTCTATTAAAGGACTTCTTGATAAACTTCGACAAGCACAAAGCGGTGAACCCGAAGGTTTACGAGGGGCCGCTGAATTTTCTCAAAAACATATTGATGAAAAACGAGGTATAAAAAATATTTTTGGATCTATTAATGGGGTCCCAGATATTTTCTCTATAATTGGTTCGGGAGTTAAAAACGCTTTTAAAGCAACCGAACAAAGAATTGCAAATGTTGATGACTTAAGAGAGTCTAGATCTCTTAGACAACTTTTAGGTCTAGTCGGTGGTGCAGCTACAAGCATGATTTATCGTGGCCGTAATTTTAAAGGCAGAGAAGATCAACTTAAAGCAAACTTTAGATCTTTATTTAGATATGATGAAGCAGTTAGACTTATTTCAGGGTCTAAATTTGTAACTCCTTTTAGCACTCGTAAAGCTTCTAGGATTCTTACTATCTTTCACGAATGGGGTGGAAAAGAAAGATTTGATAATGCAGCAGAAAAAGGTGGGATTACACCCGAAGCTATTGCAGAATTAGAAGCAAAAGCAAAAGCTCAAGGAGTAAAAATTCCAGCTAAATTTCTTACCCCAGAAGGATTAAAAACTTTAAGAGATCAAATTGATAACATAGAAGAAGCTTATAAAGCAGTTTATGAGGAAGTAAGTCAAGTATATGGGGAAGAAGGTCCTGGTTTAAAACTTAATCCTTTTGATAAAAATGCATGGATTAACGAACCTTCTTTTGATCCTAAAAAAGTAGCTAAAAATAAAAATAAGTTTCGAGCTTTTGTTATGAAAGCTTTTAATTTAAGTAAAGAAGATGCAGATGCTTTAATTAATACTATTATTACAGGAACTAATCCGAAAGGTGATCCTTTGTTAGCTTCTCTTGATGCTTCTCTTGTAAGTAAAAATTCAGGTTTACCTAGTTTTATGGTCCCTTCTGCTCCAGGAATGGATAAAAAACAAGGAAGATTGAATTTAAAAGATAAAAATCTTGATCCAAGTTTAAAAGAAGAATTTAACTTCTTTAAACAAGATGATATATTTTCAAATATAGATGCTATAATTAATGAAGCAGCCAAATTTACTGCGTCAACAGAATATTTTGGATATCAAGGTAGAAAGTTAGATTACTTAATTCGAAGAATAGAAGGTGAATTGGGTACAGAAAAAGCAGAAAAATATGCGTTTTTAGCTAAATCTATTATTGATGCTAACCATGGTAATTTTAATAGAATTGAGTCAGCTACATTAGCCGCTATTCAAAATAGACTTAATGCATTTTCTATTACTATCGGTTTGCCTTTAGCCGCATTATCTTCTATTCCAGAAACAGCAATGATATTTTTAGGTATCAAAGGTAATAATGATTTTCAAAAAGCTTTTGAATCATTCTTTAAAGAGCTAATAACTTTCTTTAATCCTATGTTTAAAGAACTTACTGAAGGCGAACAACGTATGGAGCGTGTTGGTCTTGGTACATCTCAAACAGATGTAGCAGCTCGTGTTGCTACAGGTGACAGAAATGTTACACACAGTTGGTATGTAGAAACTTTTCTTAAACTTACTGGTCTTAAAGATTTAACTCAATTTCAAAGAGCTACTATGGCAGGGTTTGCTGTAGATTTTATTCAAGAAGGTTTAGATACTTTAAAAAATGCTCCTTTAGATGCTGATTCAAATTTTGATTTTGATAAATTTACTAACGCTCAATTAGAAGCTTTTGCTAAGTTAAATGATTTGGGTCTTAATGTTAGACAATTTGTTCAGGTAGTTAGTCTACTTGAAGAACAAGGTTATGATTCTGATTCTCAAAGAACATTTTTAGATCCTATTGGGGTAAACCCTGATGATTTTAAAGATAGAGACACAGCAGATCGTATTGCTTTTAGAGAAACATTTGTTGATATGATGGATCAAGCTGTTTATAAATTTACTAATGAACGAATTCAAAATCCACAGTCAATGAATCGCCCATTAATGTTTCAAGATCCACATTATCAAATGCTCTTACAATTTAATGGCTTTATATCAACCTTCACCTCAGTAGTAATGCCTAAAATTTATCGTGATTATTTGATGAAAGGAACAACTCGTGTTAAATATGAAACGGCTGCATTAGTATTTATGATGATTGGTTTAGGTGCTGCTTCACAATATCTTAAAGATTTAATGAAGTACGGAGAACCTTCTCCATATATGAGTGGTTTTGACTATGCTCAAAGAGCAATATACTCATCAGGGGTAATTGGACAAACAGAACGTATTGTTGAATTAACTCCACTTAGTTTATACGGCGGTATGAATGATGGTTTGATGGGTATTATCTTAGGCGAAGCAGGACCTGGGGCAAGAAATATTTCAACTGTTGGCAAAGTATTATCTGGAATTTCTCAAGGTGATATTGAGAAAACGGTATCACAGGGAGCTAAATTAGTTCCTGGACTTTCAGTATTAACTTCAACTAGACAAAAGTTGGGCGAAGATGTAGAAGATTTCGTCTTAAATTTATAGGAAAAAAATATGGCAAGAGGAAGAGTAAGAAAGGGGCTTTCAGGTGAAGTAATTAAACCATTCACAACTCAAGATATTGATCGTGAATTAGGTCTTCAACCTACAGCTTCTGTTGTAACACAAAAAGATGAGGGGGCTATGCCTCGCGATCTTGCTCCTGTACCAACGACAGGATTCCTTGAAGAAGCCCCTCCTATTCCGCAAATAGTTCCGCAAGAAGATGCTCCACCTGTACCTACTATTGGAGATATATCTTCGGGGCTTAGTACGGAACGGGAGGGTTTGCCTTTAGCAGTTACTCCTGATGTTATTGGTGGCACTCAAACATCCGCTACATTTGGGGTAGGGCAAGATATTTCGACAGCTATAGATGAAAGTGTAGATCCAACATTAAGAACAGCAGCAGTTGAACGTGCTGGTTCTCGTTTTGGTATTGGTCCTTCTGAATTAAATAGTTATATTCAAGGTTTAATGGATCGTCAAGGATTAACTTTTGACGAAGCTAGAGATGTAGTTCTTAGAAACTTTGAGTTACAAGAACAAGGTGCAGCTCTAGATATTAATCTTGATTTTAGAAATGAAATGGAGCTTAAAGAATCTATTGATACGGCGCAAGAACTTAGTGGTCGTATTATGGAGGAAGATGCTCCACCTGTCGGGCCTGATAATCTTTCAGCATTAACAGGATTGTCAAATACTTTAACTAAAACTATTGAGTCTGCAGTTCTTCCGATGTTTTCATCAGGAGATGCTGTTTCTACTCGTATAAGTACTGCCTTAAGAAATACAGGTATTATTGATATAGAAACAAATCAATTAGATCGTAGACTTGGTAATGCATTAGCAATTGAGAGTTTATTTTTGCTTGATGAAATGGCAAAGAAACGCGATACTAAAGCAAAAGAAGTTCTTAACCCAGAACAAAGTAAAATTGCTCTTGGTGTAGATGAAACTGTTTCTCGTGAGCCTGTTTTAGAAACACCCGCAATACGCGAACAAATTGTTGCTGCAAATGAAGGTGTTGGCTTTGATGATTTGCGAGGTCGAATTATTAATAAAGCTTTAAAACGTTTAGGTGCTGGTGCATTACCCGAATCGGAAGCTTCTGGTTTAGACCAAGTATTTATTTCTGGTTTGAAAGCGGCAGGATTTGTTACTCCCCAAACAACTCGAAATAATAATGAAGTTATTTATAATATTTCTGAGTATGGATTAGATCGTCTTAATCTAGCAAGGCCTGTTCTTAATATTATAAAGCCTGATACTATCTCAGAACCAAGTTTAGTTCGATTAGTAAATGGTACGGCTGTTGGGAAAGGATCTGAGATTCTTAGTTCTATTGAAGGAGTTTCTCGAAAGGGAACTCCTGGTCCTCTTGAAAAATTTAATCGAGGTAAAGATATTGCTGCTGGTGTTCTATATAAAATAGATCCTTTGCTTGGTAATATAACTACTACAGGCGTTCTTGGGGTATTAACAACAGCTCAACAAGACCAATTTGGTAATTATACAGGTCAATTCTTTTCGGTTAACGACCCTAACACGGTATTAGATTATTCTGATCACCCTATGGCTAATGCTATTGGACTTGGTGATAGAAGATTTTATAAAATTATGGAACAGGCTTCAGTAAATTATGCTGATAATAATGAAGCAAGACAAATTACTGCAGATGCTATGTCAATAGCTATCCGACACACTGAATTAGAAGCTCAATTTATTACTTCTTATGCTGATAGTGGTACTGCGTTTTATAATAAGTATATGCATACTCCTACTAATGGTCGTATGTTTATTGCTCAATCTATGCTTAATGCACAAAATTCTAAGCTTACTCGATCAGTAATTAATAGTGCTGAACCTGTTCTTATTTCGACTAAGGGTGCAAATGATCCTCGTCTTTTAGATGCATTTAAATATATTACAGCAAGAAATCTTTTTGATATGGGCGATGCCCCTGTTGAACAAACTATTGCTCGATTTGAAGAAGCAATAAATAATGAAACATTTCTTGGTGATGCTGAATTAATATTAGATGCTATTGAAAAGAATCAAGTAGAAGCTTTATTTGCAGATAGTAATTTTGCTGAAAAATATTTTATAAATGCTAAAGAGGGTGAATTCCATTTTAAAATAGGATCACTCATTGATTTAATTAATTACGAAAAAGCACTTAAATCGCCTAGTGGTCAGTTTATTTCTATTGGACAAACAGAACACGATGGGAAACAAAATGGATTGACTATTATCGCACGACAAATGTTTGATACTACTGGTATGGAACGTGGTGGCATGTTTTCTACAGATGAAGAAGCACAAACATTTGAAGATTTCCGAAAAGCTTTTGAAAATAATTTTAAAGCAAAAGGAGATTTTGTATTTGACTCCGAATTTTCAAGTTTGTTTGATAAAGCTTTAGATAAATCTGCTCGTGAAAAAAGTGAAAGACTAGGAAGAACAATAACAAAAGAGAATTTATTAAAAGAATTTACTAAACAACCTCTTATGGAAACATCTTATGGTAAATATTTTGGTTTTCATTTAGGTTCGGTTATAGGTTTTCTTAGAGATAACCCACCATTGCGTGATACGTTAATGAATGTTTATGATTTTAATAATGATTTAGATCTTGCTATTTCAATTAACAAAATTGTTGGCGTTGGATTACAAGAAACTTTGAATCTACCATTTCAAAAAGCCTTGCAAGTAACTGGCAGAGCATTTGCTTTGATGGATACTCAAGGTTATATTATAACTCCAGGAACAGGTGGCTTTCAAAAATTAGGATCAGAACAATTTTCGCCTACTCTTGATGAAGATGGAAATCCACTAACAGTACAATTAGGTACTGGCGATGTCGTGGCTTTAGGAACAGTTAAACCTAGTGCTAACGGTGCAGGAATTACTCAAAGGGTTATTGATAATAAAACAGGGTTAATTGGTTATTCAATACCTGTTGCAGGTTCAGAACAAGCAAGACAAGCTCCTGTTTTATTTGTACAAGGTCTTGATGCGGCTACGATGCTTAATGCTATAATAAGAGCTAATCGAGATATTTCAGATACAAATGGTTTTGTAAAAAATCCTCGTTATGTTATTCCAATCTTTGATGCAGTAATTACAAACCCAACTTCAGTGTTCGATTATGTTACATCTTTAAATTCTGAGTTTGAAATTCAAAATAATAAATTAAATATTATTAAAGAATTTAATAAGAATTTCGAAGAATCCGAACGAAACTTTAAAGAAAAAGTAAAAGATGATTCGCGTTATCAATTTAATCCTGCAAAAATTAATGCGGAATTTAAATCATTATACGCATACTTTAAAGATATTCAAGATAGAGCTGCTCAAGCTAAAGAAGAAGGGTTAGGTTTATCGCGTAAACAAAAGAAAGTATTAACTGCTGCTTACTCTCTTGGGTTTCCAACCCCTGAAATGAATTTAGCAGAAAATAATTATTACTTAACTGGTTCTCAAATTAAAGCGTTATTTGATTTGGCTGTTGGTAAAGATGGTTTGGATCGACAAACGAAAACTAATAGTGTTGCAAACACTATTGAAGAAAATAAAAAGAGGTTTAATGAACTTAAACCAATTGACTATCGCAATACTTATAATGGACAATATGGAAATATAAGTCCAAAGTACTCACGATAATAATAATAAAAAATGCCCCCGTGGAACTCTTAATTGAGATCTACGGGGGATTTTTTTATTAATAAAAAGAAGCAACTTCGCTTCTAATTTTCTTTCGTTGTTCTTCAGCAATCTTAGTGGCTTCAGCTTGGGTGTGACCCATCATTATACCATCTTCAATATTCTTTTTAAAAACACTATCAATCATAGCTTCGTGAATATCTTTAGTATAAGCTACTTCTACAGGTAAATTATATTCCTGAACAAAGTCCATATCATCTACATCCATTCCTTTAAGCGCAAGCAAATTATGATTTTGTTTCTCTTCAATCATTAGGGGTCTCCATTAATGCATCGATCATGCATTTTGTTTCTTGATAAATCTCATGAGCTTTTTGTGAAGCAAATTCTTCATCAACGTTTGAGATTAAATAATTTTCTAAAGTTACTTTGTATAATGCATCTAAGTATGCATCATTAATCTGGGGGGTAAAAGCTAAGTTAGCATCTAATCCCCACTCCTCAATGATATCCATATCGTCTACTTCCCATCCTTGAAGAGCTAGGTAATTATAATTCTTCATGTCTTCCTCTAGCAGAAAAAGTATTTTGAATTGTAAACATCATTGACATCGAGAGAACCTAATGGAACTTCCGTTTCAAACCCTTCGGGTTCTGTCAGTAATGCCTCCTTAATTTCGTTATAAAAGTTTTTGTAGTCATATAGTCGAACAAAATAATCACGAACTACATTTGAAAGTCTTTCAATATCACAAGCATGTGTTGAAAAGCTATCGTGTACTGCACCAAACGATCCTTCCCATTTAGAAGCTACAAGCATAAGATGTGCAGCATCTTGGGAGTGAATAAAGTTAGGTGATATACCCGAAATATAAGCACCAATATCAGCTATATGAGTGTCTACTCGACCAACATGTTTAATTTGTTTTCCAGCAATACGTCCACGATGCTTAATAGCTTCTTGTCGATTACGTTGATATATTACTAGAAATCCTGAAGGGGTCCACCATTGAAGGTGTACATTGCGATCATCTATTTCCTTACGATAATTCACTTGGTGGACTGCGGCCTCTTGAAGGTACGCCATTGTAGCTAAAGGACCAGGACAAACCCTGTCGATAGCCTTAATAATACTATTACTAAGTGCTATACAGTCAATCATAGTGATGCCATATTTTTCTGTATACCCCTCCTTATAACAATCTGCATACATGCTCACAGACATACGCTTTGCGCCACAGGAGTATGCTCTAGTCATAGCCGCACGTTTAGCAATACCTTTGCGTATATCCCGCATAGGCATATCTTTAAGAAGCTTAGTTAATCTTTCGTTTTCTTCCTCTTGAACAACATTATAAAGTTCTTTTGCAACTTTAACGTAAAAGTCACTTTGAATTTCAGTATCAATAAGAGATACAAGTTTACCTGCTTGAGCATCTTTAGAAATAGCTGCAAGATGCTGCCAACCATTATTAGATCCATCAATAGGAATCGGGAGGAACGTAATATGTTCTGGCCCATTATTTTGTACATGAATCATTTCAATACAAGCCGCAAGAAAGCTAAATGGTTTTTCACCATGAATTAAACCTTCTTGAGCTGTGCTATTGATTACAACGAGGTTATTATATGTCCAACGAGCGCGATCTTGCAAGGTCATTTTATCTACTGAAATAGAACGCAAACCTTCTTCTTTAAGATACGCCTTATAATCGGATGTTACCCATTCAGGGATATCATCAATTTCGTAAGATTGATTATAACAAGTAGCAGTGTGAATAGCAAGCCATTTAATACCGTCCTCTCCAATTGGCTTGCCATCAGCAAACATCATAAGTCCTCTAGCAAGATCGTTACCTTGAAAGTTAAGGTAAGGCTCTAAGAAATAAAGGCGACCACGGTAATCACAATCAGCGTACTGCCAGAATACAGATGAACTAATAACTTCAGCTTTATTCATAATAGTTTTGAGAGCATAGTTTTTAGAACGCGCTCGAAGTACTAAAAGTTTCTTATTCCATTTCTCAGTAGCTTCATTATAAGCTTTACGATTTTCTTTTGTATCTTCTTTCATAAGACGCGAAAGAGCTATTTTTACTTCAGCTGGGTCGCCTTCTTCAGGCATTTCACCTTCATCATGCAAGATATCTTGGAATTTAGTTTTAACAATAGCTAATACGGTAGGATTAATAGCCCATGCTGTTTGTTGTATAGTATTAATACCATCAATAAATTCAGATGAACGCATATCATTATCATTAAATACACTAATATATTCTTTGTCCCAACCTTTAATTAAACTTCTAGGGCCTGTTTCAGTATTTTGAAATAAAGCAGTAACTTTCTTTGGTTTAAGAAAAGTAGTTCCCGCCAGGATTTTACGATCAATTGTAGAATCATCTTTAAGAGACGTCCATTTTTCAGAAGCCCTAAGTGCATAAGGCACATTAAGAAGTTTAACATTATATTCAGGGTGTTTCTTATAAGTATCAGGATAAATCTTTTTAAGTTCACCCATATAAGCAATACGTGCTTCTGTTTCTTC